CAAGAAGCGGGAAGTCCCCGCCCCCTGAAGTGGTGCACACCGAATGACGGTGCTAGGTTGCCCAGTTAACACCTAGGGCAGCCAGGATGGACCACTGATAGGGAGTTAAATCCTTGTCAGTAAGCCCAAATCCGAAGGGACTGGCTTTGATGCGCATCTTGCGCTCGACGGTGAAGTCTTGATAAGACTGCCGTCCCGATGTTCCTTGCCACTCAAATCTTCGAGTGACAGTGGAATGCCTCATCAGGTAGCCGTAATTCACTACCTGAGAGTTGGTCTGGAGGTAGGAGAGGTTAAATAACACATCTCCGAAATTCCCAAACCAATCGGCAAGCCAACTATATGGAGTGAGGTTGTACAAGGTGTCGACGTTCAAGCCGGCACCGAGCACATCGAGGTAGGCCCCCAGTTCTTGGAGGCCTTGCCTAACGTGCGGGAACCAGAATGAAAAGGCTCCCGTAAACCAAGTTTTCTGCTTTGTAAGCAGATACTCGGACCTCAATCCTGTACCAGGATGGACATTCGAAGGAGCTCCAGGCCATGCTTGCACGGTCGAAGCCCCCACAAATGATTCCGAACTGGTGTCGTCAAACGAGTACTTACGATGTAACAGATCACCAGACTGTTCTTCTAGTCTGGCCAACTCTTTGTCCATGTTTATAATGGTCTGAGAGATGGACTTGACGTCCCTTATAAAGGGAGCCAAGCCGAACTGGTATGCTAGGTAGTTACCGGATACTGAACCGGCACTACTTTGCAAATCGTAAAACTTTCTACTTAACTTAGGAATCCCCTCACGGAGTTCCCCAAGGAAGGTAGAAAGGCCTGCCTGTGGGACAACGGGAGCAACATGCTTGATAGCAGTGCTTCCCAATCCCCAAAGCTCCTGTTCATCATCAGGAGACAGGACAGGCCAGACGCTACTCGTCGGGGTGATTGCCCCGACTGGCCAACCCAAACACTGTTGCGTATTTGCATACGTTAAGTGACTGGCTTGGCTCCCAATCGTCTTCTTGTCAAAGAAGTACGATGAAACTTGGGAGTACGTCTGTTTCTCGTTGAGAAATGGACCACCGAGATCCTGCTTTCGCCAGAATTTCTTCTGGTGTTCTGTAAGCCTTCCGGCTTTCCAGAACGCATGGATCAGAGACCACCCTGTGTTCTCTTTGTCGACGGTCCTTTCATGAGTCCTGATGCTTGCAGCAGTTGTTACGTGCTGCGCGGCACCGGTGGGGAAGGGGGTGACAAAATACTCCCCAGCCACCCAACCTAGATAATGGTCGCGCGTTCTTTCACGCATACCATAGTCAAGTTGAGGATTCATCGATCTTTCCCTTTGGATAGAAACTGTAGAGCCAATCTGGATTGCAGACTGTGGACAGGAATGCCCGGTGGGCCCCCT